CAATTAATCCGCTATCAACGTCAGCATCCTAATTTTTTACGCGACCTATGGGTCAAAGCTAACGCATCTATTTTTAAAGCATTTGAGGGTCATACTATGAGAGCGACCGATCACGATTCTGTTAAAAAACAAATTTCCGTTAATTTACCTATATTTAAAGCGCAGACAAAGGTTTCTTTTGTTAAGGCAGATCAGGTTTTTAAGTTCTATTTGAGCCTTGAGAATATTGGTCATGCTGAAACTAAAAATGAATATAAGTCAATGTATTTTAAATACATTGGTTGTTTGGTTGATTGTGGATTTACTGAGGATTATTTAAGAAATATCTCTGTTGATCCTGTCAATAATCTTGATCATATAACGGCTTATATCATTGTTTCTAATAAGTTTAAGAAAGTAACTCATGGTGTTCAAGTTTCTGATAAGCAGATTTTAAATCTGTTTAATTTTTACAAACGCCTTGAGGCAGATGGTTACGATCAGGTTAAAGATCAACTAGGTAAGTCTCAATTTGCTGATCGTATAGCTGATTTAAGAGCTTGTGGTTTCTCTGCAATTTTCTTACAGAACCTTAAAGCTGAGTCTAAAAACAACGTTATCCCATTTATCAAATATTTAGAGATCAAATTCGATCAACAAGTACCCGAATCATTCATTGAACCTGTATCTACTTTCAATCAGCGTGAATTACGCATCGCATAAGGATTTTAATCATGTCAGCACAAATTATTTTTAAAGCCAAATTACTCAAGATTGACGTTAAGGCAGATCCTAAAACTGGACAGCCGAATATGCGTCTTATTTTTAAATCACAGAAGTTTGACCGTGGTTTAGAGGAAATGGTTGATTGTTCTCAACCAATCAAAGTAGATCCTGAGCATCACCATATGCTTGAGTATTACAAATGCTACCAGAACAAAGAAATCTATTTACCAGTGGCATTGGTTGCTGTTGATGGAAACGTTTATTTCCGTACGTCTGACGATGGCAAGGTGTTGATGTTGGAAGAAAAGAAAATGCCTGAGCAGAAAATTGCTTAGAAATCAAAGGTATAGCAATGATCAAAATAAGAACATTGCGTATAATGTATAATATGTTAAAAATCAATAACTTATGGTAATAATGATAATGACACAGTTTACTTATAAGTGCAATAGGTGTGGGGCATCTTTCGATTCCCATGCTTTTTACTGTGTCCATTTTTACCAATGTAAGGGGTGAGTTATGGCAAGCCTTTGTGAAACAGTTGATGAAGCTACAAAAGCTTGCCTTCAATGGGTCGAGTACGTCTCTGTAGTCGATCAGTTAGCAATCACTAAGTCGGATGCACTGATAATCTTTACACCGATTGCCAGTACATACGTCATTTTGATTGGATGGTCTTTCTTAATGATTCTCTACCATCAGAATCGCAAGTGAGGAGAAACTCATGCTACACAATGTTGAAAAAATCGAACAACAAGAAGTTCATCAAAAAACTTGTTTCCAAAAATTCCGCAATAAAGCTGCTGTAGGGGGTGCTGCTGTAACTGCAATTGCTGTTACTGCTCCAGCTCATGCTGCTGTTGGCGTTGCTGATTTATTCACAAACGTTGCAACTGAACTGGGCGGTGTTTCGACCGGTGTCCTATCTGTTGTTACCGTTTTGGCTGGGGTTATTGCATTGCTGATCGGCTGGTCATACGTCAAAAAAGCAAAATAATAAACACCTTGAAACCCTGCTTCGGTGGGGTTTTTTATTTGGAGATAGCTATGGATGAACCATCAATTTTTTATTGGCTCTTAGTCATTGTTCCTTGGATTGCTTTGCACTGTATTTACAGGGTGATTAAATGAAATTCTTTAAATTTTTGATTGTCTACATCCTTGTTCAATCCATCTTTTTTACCAGTGTTGCAAATGCTGCTGGTCTTGGTGGCTGGTCTGTTTCTAGTCCTATTGCCCAGGGAGCATCAGTTATCATTAATGGTACAAAAACTGTTGTTATAAATGGTGCTAATGTACTCAAAACGAGTACTGCTAAAATTACACCTAGTGTTGCACAAGTTTCAAAAGTACTTGCTCGTGGTGCTGCTGGATATGCATTGTCTATCGCTGTAGAGCAATTATTGGGGGCTGTTGATTGGGTTCTCGATCCTGAGAATAATCAAATTAAATATAAATACATTCCTTTTGGTGCTGGTTGTCAATCAGCATTTAATAAAGTAAATAAAGGTTCTTATGGTGGACAGGCAGTCTTAAAGTCATGTTCATTGTCAGGTACTAATAATTCTAGAGCTAATTTTTGTCTTTTTTATCCAGGTAATGGTTCAACTTCCTGTTTTACTGGTGTTGCTGATGATGTACAGGCTGAGGAAAAAAAATTACCACTCGATGTTGTCGCTCAAAAAGTAATTGACAATGCAGAGTCAGGTAGTTCTGATGCTCAGGAAGCGACTAAAGCTGCAGCTATTGATGCTTTAGCTAATGACCCGGCTACTCAAGACAATGTACGAAATCAACTCGATACAAATGCAAAAACACAAACAAACGAAAATGCTGAAGCAGAAACAAAACCGAAGGACCCAACTGCACCCGACGCGGGTTCAGATATAGCAATAAAATTTCCAGTGTTTTGTAGCTGGGCACCATCTGTATGTGAAGCTGCTCAAACTGTAATTTCTTTTCCTCAAACACTTACAAACTGGTGGGATAGATCAACTAAATCAATAACTGAATCTTGGACTTGGACAAAAGAACAATACAACGCTGTCACTAAGTCTGTAACCGATTTCTTTAAAGAAGAGCCTAATAACGATACTGAGCTAGATATTCCTGAACCAGAAATGCCAGAGATAGATACTGATCTTAAATTTGGTGGTCAGTGTCCAGATGATCGCGTTGCACAAATACCATTTGTACTAAGAACAATAGAAATGAAATTCTCATATCAGCCTGTTTGTCAGGTTGTTTCAGATGCCAAGCCTGTTTTGATTTTTGTTGGTTTCTTTATTGCTGCACTTATCGTTGGGGGTATTAAACAATGAATATTGGTTCTCTAATTACCAGCCTTCAAAAAGGTACTTTAAAAAATGTTCTAACTGGTGCTGGTATTGGTCTAGCGACTTCATCAGTTTCTTATTTAGCGTTCCAGCAAGCCGTAAATGCAGTTAAATCCCAAGCCTATGGTTTAGGTGGTGACATTATTGCAATCCTTCATATTGCTGGTTTTGACGTATTTTTTTCAACAATTTTGGCAGCCATTGTCACTTCACTTAGTTTGAATGCATCAAAGCTGTCACTGACTAAGATGACTAAATAATGATTCGTTTAGATACGGGTACGCCAGGTGCTGGAAAAACGTTAATTAACGTTGATGACATCGTTAAACTTGAAAAAACCAATAAAAAAAATATTGTTCTTAACCCTAAGATTCATGAACAAAACTTGAAGCTCCTGGCTGAGAAAGACTTACTTTCTGAGCTGGAGTATTTGATTAGAAAAGTGGGTCAAGGGGTTGATTTAAGAGATCAACCATTCACTTTTGACCCGAATTATTTTGAATTATTTAAATCTACTGACCGAGTAGAAGATTACTTTTTACGCTCTATTTACTATAACGAAATTATAGATCGGGTAAACAAAGAGCATGACCTAAAACTACAGCATATGCGACCAGTACGTACGATCTACACCAATATCGCTGGACTTGAGATCGATACAATTAGGCCAATCCCTCCAGACGCTGACTGGAGAAAGCTGCCTGACGGTTCATACGTTGTTTATGACGAGATTCAGAATATTCCTATATTTTCGTCAGAGAATAGATCGGTAGACCCAATCGTCAAAGATTTAACAATCCATCGTCACCGTGGATTTGACATCGTAGGCATTACCCAATTTCCTGATTTAGTACATAAGAATTTTAGAGCCGTAACGGGCCATCACAGGCATTTAGTCAATAGCTTTGGTTTGAAGCGTTCAACGCTCTATGAGTGGTCTACGGTCAAGTTAGACCCCAATGCATTCAAAAATAAGGCAACGTCTGAGATTAAGACGACTTATGCATTTCCACCTGAGTTGTATAAATACTATCGCTCATCAACAGCTCATACGCATAAACGTCGATTACCGTGGCGTTTCATCTTTACTCTATGCGGTGTACTTGTATTTTGCTTCTCGCTTTTCATGTGCAGTTTTAGAAACGACAACAACATCGTAAAACAGATTGCTACTGGAGAACCTGCTCATGCAGACAAATCTAATAAATCAGCTACTTCACAACCATCAGGCTCAAAACAGACTGATTCTAAAACGACACAAAATCAAAATGCGACTGATAGCGGTGGTGCTGCTAGTGAACCTGTTGTTCCTGTTGAAAGCACTTATTCAGCATCCGATCCATTCGCATATGAGCCTGTTTACGTCCCTGAGCCTGTCAATCATCGGGTTTTTAGCGGTTGTTTATGTATCAAAAACTCATGCAGCGCTTATGATCAGCAGGGAACAAAAATTAGTGGAATTAATCCAAAAGTCTGTAGAGACCTCATCAAAGATTCCTCCAGTAGACCTTTCGACTACTTCAATACACGCACAGAGCGAGTGTCTACGAGCGAACAACAACCATCCGCTTCATAGACTTCCTTTCTCTGATTACAAGCTCCCTCATGCGTAAAAACGGGAGATACCGAGCTATGCTCGCCGACAACATTGAGCCGTTTCTTCGTGACTATACGAGGAAATGGGTTCAGTGTTCATACTGTGGCCGGACAGTGTTATATTCACAGCGAATGAGACATACAAAAGATTTTCATACTAGCCCCACTGGTGGATTGATTATAGATTTTTGATTGGCATTTTCTTCCACATCGATGTTGTCCCGGGAAGATCTGCAGCTGAACAAAATTGCACTTAAGTTATTGATAGTTCGTTGGAGTATAAAAAATGGATTGGCAAAATATTACACCTCATCTTATTTTTGTAATCTGGTATGTTGCTCTACTATATTTTTTCTTTAAAGATAATCAAAAAAAGCAATGCTGAGATTTCGCATAATACTTAGATTATGTTATTTATCAATGTGTTAGATATACCAATAAAGCCGTGTTTTACACGGCTTTTTTTGTATGTCAACAATGCGACAATGTTTGACGCACGTGATTGATATTTAACATCAATCTTCATTATGCGAATGTCGAAACGCCAAGCGGTGAGGGCGGGAGTAGGAGCTCCGACGCCCGACCAACCGAGCCGTAAGGCGTAAAAAAGTCCACATTCTCTAATGGTGGACTTTACTCCGGAATTCCGGAATTTTTGCTATCGTGCAACAGTTTTTCTATGTTAAATTTGCTTTTAGGTTCTACATAACCTTCTGGTACTTGATCGTTTAAATCAAATTTAATTTCTATAAATTCATACGTTTGTTTTTTTCTTTTAAATCTATTTTTTTGATATTCTTCTTCTATAAATTCTTCTGTGATATCGCATTTCAGCAAGTCATTCATGTTGCTTTTAAATTTTCTATCACTGTACTGTTTTTTGATATTTTCTAACCCATCACTTGTGGCCAGTATAAGGAATGTAATTAGGTTTCTTGATTTTGTTACGGATAGCATTCCAGTAGGTGTTACTTTATTGAACACCTCATATATTTTTTTATAGGCAATCTCCATTTCAGGCTTTTTCATTTTATTTCCTGTTTTTACTTTCTGCGATCATCATGCGCACCATGTATAGAATTCTTTTTTTATCTTCTTTTTCTATGCTTTTTATATCATTCAGAATGATAGATATTTCACTGTCAATGCTTTCATTTTCGCCAAATACGATATTGTCGATACTCATACCCAATGCAATGCTCAGCTTTTTTAGCTGTTCCAGTGTTGGGTTTGGTTTTTCTATGGTCATGGTTCTGTTAAGAGTTTTGTAATTTATTCCTGACATATCTGCTAGTTCCGGAATAGTTATTTTTAACTCCTTACATTTACGATCAATACGTAGACCTATACTGTTCATTCTACAATCTCTTTTGGCTTTTCAATATCTTAGCTGAACAATTCTCATATAATAGATTATTTTTGTTTACGAATCTCATATAATGGATTAATATCTCGTTTAGTAGATTTTAGCTCTATTAAATGAGATTAATGTAGGCGATAATTATGCTAGATAAAGCCGTTTTGCATATACCTGTTGATGCTTCTCTCGTGGATGTTCGAGAAGACGGCAAGTATTGCATTTTTGGTTTTGACCTACTTGATCTAGATCTTCGCATTGCTTCTCATTCTGTTTACAAAGACGACGAGGGGAATGTACGTCATAAGGTTCTGAATCATCCATATTCCAAGCTTCCTACTTCCTTCACTGAAATGGCTTTCAAGTTTTTCCATGAAGGTTATTACTTTCCTTATGTTGAGCTCAAGTGTAGCCCTGCGAAGATTTTGCAGGGACACAATGTATATGGTTCAGATTGGTTAGAGCAGGGTGCTTTGGAAATGCTGGGTTACTTAGCTGTAACTCATCCTAAGCTTTATGGAATGTTGGATATTAATTCTACTGAGGTTAAACACCTTGATGTCACTTATTCAGCACGTTTCAGAAATGATGATGAAGTTCAACAAGTAATTGATTTCATGCGTAATATGTCAACTCAACATGTTCGTAAGTCAACTAAAGGTTCTTACTATAAGAGTACGGTTTATTTTGGTGCTCAATGTGCTAAACGTTTTGCACGTAAGGTTTACGCTAAATCTCCAGAGTTTAATCATCAACTCGAAGAATTTACGAAGTTAGCTAAGAAGAACGATAAGAATGCTCAGCGTGTTGTTGCTGTTATGTCTGATCCTGAATTACAGAATTTTGCCAAGGGCTTATTAAGATTTGAAACAGGCATCAAGGCCTATGCATTACGTGAATTAGATATTCCAACCAATTTATTTCAATTAATCCGCTATCAACGTCAGCATCCTAATTTTTTACGCGACCTATGGGTCAAAGCTAACGCATCTATTTTTAAAGCATTTGAGGGTCATACTATGAGAGCGACCGATCACGATTCTGTTAAAAAACAAATTTCCGTTAATTTACCTATATTTAAAGCGCAGACAAAGGTTTCTTTTGTTAAGGCAGATCAGGTTTTTAAGTTCTATTTGAGCCTTGAGAATATTGGTCATGCTGAAACTAAAAATGAATATAAGTCAATGTATTTTAAATACATTGGTTGTTTGGTTGATTGTGGATTTACTGAGGATTATTTAAGAAATATCTCTGTTGATCCTGT